ACTGCTCGGTCGGCGTTTTTTGTAAGCACGTTCCATGACTGATTCCACTGCCAGGAGTTGATACCTCCCTTGCCGTATAACGCGCACTCTTTCCAGAACATCTGAGTGCCAACGGCTATTGAGTCGCCAATTATCATACAGTCTAACAACATAATCTCCTTTTGAGCATGGCTTTCTTATAGATATAGAGTAGAAAGGCGCTCTGTCTGTCTCTCATTTTCGTATTCAAATAATTTTTCAATAACTTCGTTAGAGTTATAATTGTCATTTATACGACGAGTCGTAATATCAACATAATGTTGCGTCATATCTATGCCAATGAAATCACATCCTTCATGAAGAGCACCTATACCAGTTGTGCCGGAACCCATAAAAGGATCAATAATCAATCCGCCTTTTGGAGAATACACTCGGCACAAATATCTCATCAATGAAATAGGCTTAGGTGTAGGATGATCATTATACTCTCCTCGCTCTTTGCGGGTCGCCCGAGGCGCATAGAAATATTTCTGATGATCGGGTTCGTCGAAGTAACCAATGATATTACTAGGGTAGCGTCCATTCGGGTTAGCATCTTCGGTTTCTTTTACAAGTTGATCTGAAGCTTTTTCGACTGCGCCACCAAACGCCCTGCGCTTAGTTCCACCTTTAATCCAACCAGTTGGCGGTTTACCATCCCATGGTACACGAGTAGTCGAAGTGTTAATCTTGCCACAACCCCACTTTTCAAAATTCTTCTCAATGCTTCCGTCAAGTGGCTTTTGTGCTACAAAGATTGGCTCATGTGCCGGCTTCAGTCGATTAGCCTTAGCCATCTTTGTAGTGACCATCCACACTACCATATCTAAGGGACGAAACCCGGCATCCTCTACCGCTACAGCCATTCGATGATAAAATTCAGGCGAACAAAAACTAAGCACAAAGGCACCTGGCTTAAGCACACGATAAACTTCTCGCCAAGTGTCAACTGGAGGAACATTGTGATCCCACCCGACACCAGCTATGTCCATACCGTAGGGCGGATCGGTGATACAAGCATCAATTGAGTTTTCGGGTAGTTGCTTCATTATAGCAACATTGTCGCCACAGATTAGATTAAATTTATTCTTCATAGTAGTATTTATTATTGCTCAAGAGCAAACTTAAGAACATTCTGTTCGCAATTCTTCCGATCGGAATGAGCGAAGTAATCTACTTTGTTGTTGCCGCCGCGTTGTTCAAACTTAGGACGAGCATAAGCAAGATTGAATCCTCGGTTATAAGGGTCAGGCATTGAATCTAAAATCGCTTTGGTCTTTTCGACAAGGTCCCGAATCATTTGATGTCGGGCATTCAAAACTTGTTCTCGGGCATGATCAAGCACGTCTTGACCAAGAAAAACTGTTGTTTGGTTATAGAATCCTGAACTAAAAATATAGACAGCATCTTGCTTGATAAGGCTATCATTCCAAGCAGGAACCCTGCCACCCTTTGTCCGATCTCCCCCGCTTTTGGCTTCAGCGAGCACAAAATTACCAGAAAAATCACATACAAGAAAGTCCGGAAAACTCTGGCTACCACAGGGCTGGCGAATAAAGTCTCCAGGATTCATTCCATTGACGAGTTTTGCAATCTCGCGCTGTTGATCATTAGACTGGATTGCCGCTTTTAGGGTGCTTCGTCTAAGTTTCGGAAACCTCTTGATTTTCTTAGGTTTGTTGTTTCGATTAAGACCAACCGAATCCTGAACAATCTCTACATAACCAACTTTTACTAGTTCCTCGGTCAATGCATCTTCGTGTGAATTATGTTTCACACCGGAACCGGCGGCATCGTTAGCATAATGCGGCATTTTAAGAACATTAGTGATAAACGAATGAAGTTGTGTAGACATAATTTACTCTGTATATTTGTTTTCAGCGTAATGATTAGGACTTTACACTCATAAGCTGGTCTATCACTGTCTGAGGCACAATAGTCTTTACCTTTGGTCCCCAAGAATTACCATGCTTTGTAGTAGTTTTACTATATTTGGTGCTAGTGATCATATAGCCCTGACCCGGCACAAACGCCGCAATCGGAGTATCATACGAGAAAAGAACTTCCACACCCTCAGGTAATGCAAGAACCGCGACATTGTTAGACATTCGTGTAAGTTTCATCATATTATAATCCTAACATAGCTTAGGGCATTTGTCTACCAAAATCGACGGTAATATTATTGCTTTGTTAAGGTATTATGAGCAATAATATTACTCTACTGATTTACGTTGCGATATACCCAGGCATTATCATGTTCTGACCAATACCACACTCTACGAATACCGGCTACGGTTATGGCCTGCCAGCACGCCATACACGGGTGACTGGCCCTGATCCTATTGGCAGCCCACCGAGCCACGATCATATCGCAACCCGTAACATCCGTCCGCGCACAAATAAGAGAGTGCATTTCGGCGTGTAGCCAAGTATTGTTGCGCTTATATGAATGAGCCCAGCGCATCATATAGCGGGCTTGCCGTGGATGAGTCTTTTTCTGGCACCATCCGGTAGATATCACACTCCGCCGATCAAATATAACGGCACCAAAATGGTATCCAGACGCATTAGCCGATTTGGCAATAGAAATTACATAGTCTTGATGAAGCTTCATATTATTATTATACACAGTCATAGTCATATTGTCAAGCCATGGTTGACTTATTGCTAAAATTGTAAACTATCAATCCCATAAAGAAGATAGATATACTCCGAATAGGCGATTAGCATTCTGTTTACGATCCTGCATGATTTCCAGTAACTCTCTTCCGCGCTCTTCTGGGAGAATGGAAAAATAAATATCTTCCTCTTTGTTTCGTGCATCAGTATCGAACGCCCAGATCATTTCATCCAATATCCAATTGAATCTATCGAAATGATAATCATCAATATCCCACTCGTTCTTTTTAGCTGGAGCTGCGGTCGAACGAAGATGCTCGGGAACATCCGAATCTTTTACATAAGGAGCTCCACATTTTTTTAACTTTAATTGAATCAGCATGGGATGAACGATACTATAAATAGTCTCGTCCATATTCCAGATATCATAATGATCGATTCTAATCTTAATTCTTCGCTTGAATATAGAGCGGGCCATCACCCACTCACAGAAAGTGTTTACCCAAGTGTCGCATAAATATACTGCGATTGTGTCGCGACGTTCTTCCGATACGCCAAATATCTTTAGACAGTCAGTCAACATGTATGGGCTAATATACAAACTCCTATAGGGACCCATATAAATTTTCATAATTTTACTTCTTTGTTTTTCATACTTCGCCGTATATGTAAGCCGCGCTCACCGCCTCGGTGCTCATTACCGGATTTGATTAGGAGTTTATATTTCATAATACTTTACCGAGTAAAGAGTTAAAATTTGGTCGGCGCGGTGGGATTCGAACCCACAAGAAACAGTCGTCCACTGCTAAAGGCTTTATAAGGGCCTCCCCACCATCCCGGTGTCACGCCGATTAGTAAATTATACTATCCCTAATTTGAATTGGTGCCGAAGATCATAAATGTTCACTCACTGTAACATGATCAGACACGATTGTCTAGTGAAATCGCTGATAATATTGTTACTTTGTTTGGGCAGCACACACAATAATATTATTGAAATATCGGTCTTGACTAAATCCAAGATGTTAAATTATTATGATCAACTCTTCATCGCAAAATTTAGCACATAGATTTAGATATTCATCAAGAGCATTATTTTTTGCCACATCAGCCCTTAAAGTCAGTAATCAATTCCATACCGTAGTTATTGATGCCTACTGGAATCGAAATGTTCGGCTTCATGATCAATTTATTCTTTTTAAACTGATTGTAATCAACATAATGATGTTCGCGGCCATACCGAATGACCTTTGTTGTAACGTCTGGATGCATCTGATAGAGCATATGAGACTTAGGATCAGTGCCCTCAGCCGCATAGAACTCTGCGGTATTACCACCACCGAGTGTCTGCGTTGCGGCCTTGCCCTGCAAAAATGCGTTGAACTGGATGGTACATTGCCCAGCTTTCAATACGCGGAGACAGATATCGGTATCTTCATTGTATCTACCGCGCCATCTAAACTTACAGGTGTTATCAATCAATAACACCGAATAAATGCGAGTGTTTGTCACAAATGCAGGATATTTGCCATTGGGTGCAATGAAGAATCGATACTGAAAACCAGAGATAGGCACATTTTCAAATCTATCTACAAAGTCTTCGGCTGCGCGAAAGATAGCACCACTCTCTGTGCGAATACGAAAGTTCTGGTGCAATCGATAGAAGTCGGAGATATTATCATCTAGCACCCAGTGGCGCTTTGCCCCTAGGGCGATAGCATGATCCCAACACCAGTTACGCGCACGGCCCGGGCCATCGCCATGATTGGAGAACGGCAGTACCAAAATCTTCGCGGGGTCGATGACGGCCGCATAGGACTCATAGTCTTGTGGCTCAATAGCAATATAATATGGTACCTGCATACGTTCAAGTGATCGTGCCGTCAATCGACTATCAGCACGACCCTTCGATACGATATAGAGTGGATACTGTGGGTTGGTGTGATTACCATTGGATTCTACCCACCGCTTCTTTGCGTTGGCGTCACGATCTAGCTTAGGATACCAAATGCTGCTGGTGTTTTCAGATAGATTTTGCTGAACAATCTTCGCAAACGCAATGTATCCAGCTTTATCATAAAACCGCATATCAATTTTATGATACGGCTCACAGTCTTCCTGCTCGTACTCAGGCATGCCTGTCCAAAGCTTGCGCCACTTACTATCGGCGTTAGGCTTCAGTTTCTTCTTAGGTTTCTTGGGTATAGCGTCCTTATCTAGAAACTTATACTCACTAACCTTATCAGTACTATCGAATAGTAATGATCTGGATTCTGGATACCAAATCTCATCGATCAATACGTCTTGCTTAATAAGATTGGCAAATTCTCGCAAGTCTTCTTTGGTGCGAAAGCTGACATAGATTGACTTATAAGCGCCGCCAATATTTTTGATCGTCGATTTGTACTTCGGTGTCTGATTGGCAAAAGTTGGATCATCGATGAAATTGGCTACAGTCGGCATCGACTCTGTAGCCTTGAGATCCATGCAATTATCGTATACTGTGGATTCTTTAATAATGCTCTTCATTGATTCCTACAGAGTCTCACATAAACTATCATCTTCACATTTTACCGTATTGGTAGGCCCGGCAGGACTCGAACCTGCGACATAACCGTTATGAGCGGCTCGTTCTGACCAACTGAACTACGAGCCCATATAGTTCTTAGTACGTAAGCTGTCGCCTTATATTTCATAGACCACATGAAAACTGTCAGATAGATCATAAACCTATCTGACAGTTCATAGATTAGAACCTGAATGTAGTACCCATGGTTACGACATTCTCGTTTGCCTGATTAGTCATGCCCTGAAGGTAACGATAGCGAAGATCAAGGTCTGTGTTTGGAGTAACCGCAGTTCGCATACCTCCGCCAACATTCCAGACGCCCTGATTAAGGCCATTCTGCCACTGATAACCTAGACCAGTCAGCGCGTAGGGTGTCACCCTAAGACCCGAAATAGGATACTGAACAATTACGTTACCAGTAAGGTACTTGGACGAGTATGGCTGTGTACTAACTACATGGTCGAAGTTCGCTTCGCCACGCACATATCGATTGACCTGATAGCCACCAAGAGCGCCAATAGCAAGCGCGCCCTGATTAAGCGCAGCGCCAACCGTCGGACCAGCATAAACGTATGATGACGAGCGTACTTCCTGTGCCGCAGCATCGAAAGTCGTCATCATGACGAGAGAGGCGGCGGCGAGTGCAAAAATATTCTTCATATTAATATTCCTTTGATTGTTTCAATTGAGTGTCGGTAGATAAGTTACGTATATGTACATTACATAATTTTTACTCCGTTGTCAAGATATTAATTTAGTCGTCGGATTTACGGTCACCGAATATCTGTAGAAGATGAATGAAGATGTTAATAAAGTCTAGATATAGTGTTAGCGCCCCCATAATCTCAGCTCTGTCGTAATCTCCCTTGCCCGAATAAATCTGGATACGAATGCGTTGTGTATCATAGGCAGTAAGCCCTGTGAAAATGATCACCGCCAGTATGCTAATAAGCATTTGCATCATGCTATTTTGTAGAAATATATTCACAATAGCAGCCAAACAAATACCAATAAGACCGACGATTAGAAATTGTCCGAAACTTTCTAGGCTTCGTTTAGTGAAATACCCATACGCGCTCATCGAAAGAAATAATGCAGAACTTACAAAAAACGCAGTGATGAGCGAATCGGCGGTATATATTGCAAAAATAGTCGCGAGACTAGCACCACTGGCTACTGAATACAAATAGAACAATACACCAAGAGTTTTCGCACTTAGTTTTTCTGCACCAAAACTCATAACGAGAACAAAACCCAGAGGCAATAGAATCACTGGCCACATTAACCATGTCTTGAATAATATCGCCATTAGCTCTAAATTCTGCGAGATTATCCACGAAACAGCACCGGATATAGCCACGCCTGATGCCATGTGGTTATACACGCGTACCATGCTACTATTAATGTCATCGACCGTCGGGAATTGAAAGTGTGTGTCCATCATTACATTCCTATTCTGTTAGAACCATCAACTCGTATATAGCGCAAGCTATGGCGGTATTATCGACGCATTTTTGCAATTTCTTTGGCGTCATCATGATTAAATACGGGAACCATGTTACTTTTGTGCATCGTAGCAATGCCGATCAACTTATTTCCCGTATAGGTCTTAGGCTCTGGTTTGGCGCACGCGCCCGATGTAATGCCATATTTTGAATGTGAGGGAATTTCAGCAGTCGGATTATGGTTTGCAGAAAAGTCGGCGCTATATTTTACAGGCTGAATCGATATCTTCTTTCCTACGTTGTACTTCATATGTAGCTGAGCCAATGCCTTTTGCTCGACCATATATCTAGCTTTTTGGGCTGCGCTCTTGAACCTGATATTTCGACGCTTCTTATAATTAGTCGTGGTCATATGTGGACCAACAAGATGCATTGTCATGTTATTTCACTTTCACTTATCACTTAGATCGGCCGGCCGCCATGGAGTAAAGAATGTCAAAGCTTTCATGTCATCAGTCCAAGTATAAGCATACTCGTTATCTTGATCGCACATAGCTAGTGCTTCATTACGGCTAACAACACGGTGGCTGATAATCTGTTCGCCAATATGTTCCTGGCTGAATTCGCGAGCTTCGTTCATGCTTACGGTATCGAGGGCCCACAATGATTTGTCATTGCCCAGCGTATCAATTCCTTTAGGTACTTCGACCATATATCGAATTCGATAGGATGAGACGCATTCTATCAGAACTAATTGGGTTTCAGTTTCGATCTTTTTTTGTTGGCGGGACATAGATCAGTCTAGATATCCTGATGTTTATGAAAAATCCTATCGGTCTAAGCACATTATTCATCAAATATGATTATAACGTACCGTATGGCGTTTGTCTAGCAAAATCTTTGGTAATATTATTGTTTTGTCGAGATAGCGTAAGCAATAATATTACGTAATGATTTAGGCCTGCCTCGTCATGAAATTTGGACGCATTGTCATGGGATTAAAGTATTCATCAAATACATCCATCACGGTGTCCATGCTAAAACTCTTACAGGAGAATACGTCCAGATATGCATCGCCCGAATCGTTGCAGAAATGAGCCACAATATTACTGGTTTCGATTAGCTGCACCAACGTAAAGCCGGCCTTGTTACCTGAACCGAAGTTAACAATTTGAGGTTCGCCATAAGCTACCATATCGATACGTTTGACTAACTCACGCGCAAAATTAGCAATATGATCAGCATTCGTAATTTTCGATATATCGCAACTAGCCGCGTCAACGATTAGATGATAGCCCCAGTGTTTTGCCATTTTATTGTACTCCCAAGTGTTTAAATCCCATAGCATTCGTCGTATCGTAAGTTAGGGAACTCCATCTATCAAAGAATTTCCTAACATTTTTCTTATTTATTGTAGGATTAGTAATGCATTGCTCTAAATTATCGTTTAATTTTACTTTCATGGTAACCGCATCATATTCACATCGTCCATAAGTCACAACAGGTCTTAGATATAATAGACTTTCCATACCTGTTCCAGAGTTTACTACAACAACCACTCGCGCATTAGGTATTAGATCGTGTATTGATATGTTGTCATACCATTCCGAATGAGTGTATTTAGCACATAATGATTTTAATCCCATCATGCTACCCGGATTAACAGGATGCCCTTTCACGATCAGACGCACGTTGAGTTTTTTTGTAACTTCACATGTTTCTTGTAGGGCCTGTTCCACGGTTACGTCCGAATGATACAGAATAGTCTGATCATGAGGTAATTGACATAGAAATAGAACATAATCGGTTTCATCAAATCCTCTAGTCGGAGGCTGTTCGAATTTACTGGCTCCGGTATGCACGTACTTTCGTAAGACATCAAATCGAGAAGATCGACTATTACCGCTCTTTATATCCATTGGATAGATGCTGGCGCCGCCAGCAAATCCTAGAGGATCGACATAGAATATCCACGGAAAGACTGATTGCATATAATACAAGACGCGAATCTTTTTCGACGGCACAGTAAAGCTATGTTTTTCACGATGAGGAACATATACCACATCTGGGTTAAGCTTTACTACCATGTCGGGCGTAAATTGCCATAGTGGTAATTCTAGAATCGTGACATTATCCTTACGGCGCCGATGCTCATTCGCACACATTTCTACAAACTTGAGCCAGTGCTGTCGAATTGGAGGAATCGGGCCGCGCACATCAGACACTATTCCTTCCTTGAAAGCCACGTCCATTCGAGGCTGCAAAATCAAAATATTCATGATACCAATTTTCCGAATGAATTCTTTTGCGAAATATAGCGTGGATTATCGTACTTACGAGGGCCTTTACCTGTCCATATACTTGTTCCCTCATTGAATTCCCAGTCCAGAAACTGCGGCGTAAATTGATGAAATTTCGTAATCTCATGCTTATGTTTCTGATAAACGCTATTAATCGCCATCTGATCTAGAAACCACATAAGCTTATTATTACGAATAACATTCGCCACTTTCTTAGCAAACCAGGCAATAGACTTATTGTAGTACACCGCGCCGGCCGCAACCTTAGTGCCTTCTTGTTCCCAGCCAATCGTATTGTCTAGTGATTCGCGCAGAAATAATCCCAGCTGAGCATTTGGTTCATCGATATGACCCATGAATACTGAATCTATGTCTGTGATGAACAACGAACCTGAATTTGAATCGAATAGATTATCCGCGAGTAGAAATCTATTACACGCATAATATGTTCGACGTTCTTCCTGCGATAAAGTAGATAGGTCGGTGTTTTCATACGTTATTGTAAGAAGTTCGGTTTTAGTTATACGTTTCATGTTGTCTCTAATCTTATATGCAAAATCTAGATCGCCGGCCGCGGGATTAATAATGTGTATATGTGATTTATTATCGTATACCGCAGCCGAGGCCACAAAGGCTGGAGCATGCTCGTGTAGATATACAGAATCACAGGAAACAAGCGTAGTGAATGAAGTCTCAGGCATCACCGACCTATAATGTCATAGGGGCCAAAAACAACACTTGGAATGTTAGGAACGTAATTAGAATTCAATGCTTCGTTTTTCATCGAATACCACAGATCGACCATGTCTTGTCGCGGATGCGTCTCATGCTTACCTCTATACCAAGTGGGTTTCCAGGGCTGCGTGGCCATATTAGTGTAGTGTAATATCCACATATCACTCACCGCGCGATCTTCTCCATCGAGACAATTCCATCGCGGATCTAAATCACATACAAGATCATCATTTCCACTAAACTTATGAATCATTCTATGATGATGTTCCTCAATGATCTTCATTCGATTAAGAGGAATAAGATGCGATGCTATCGCAGCACAGTCTATGACCATTACACAAAATTCATGCCCATCGAAGCGTTTACCGCGTCGAGCAGCAATTGGCTTATTCTTCAGATCGGTATTCCATAGATCGGCGATATCACGAAAATTAATCATGTCTAAGTCTGTATAAATGGCTCTACCTTCAAAATTACATGCAGCAGGAATACCCCAGCGATATCCACTAAATGGTGTGGACCATCTACGCGTATTCCATCCGCCCCATATACTTTCGACATCGTGTGTTTGTCTCATCCACGTAATATTCACATCCTCCGAAGTGTTCTTCCGAATGCTATACTCATACACCATTTCGGCCTCGGCGTCTTCACCATTGGCCGACGTACCGATGAACATTCTTATTGTCATGAATATCTCTCAAAGAACATGCCCGTTCGCGCCATAAATCCCTTAGCCATAGTTGAACACTTTCTCATTTCCATAGACATTTTATGATTGTACTTAAATCCATTGGCGGCAAATACACCAATCCAATAATCTTCCAGGCGACAGTTTACATGATGATGGCCACCAGCGCCAGGAGGAGCAGCAGTGACCACAGCATATCGAGCCCTCTTGAATACTTTCATGAAGTTAGGTACGTATCGTTCCTCGACATGCTCAAGAAATTCTACGGAAAAAGCTAAATCAAATTGACTATCGGCAATATGTTGTGGAATATATGGTTCGACAAAATCATGAATCGTGACAAGAGGCTTCACTTCTTCTGAATATTTCAGAGTGTAATCACCATCTATTCCGCGCCAGTCAATATCGTAATCTTTGGCAATAAAATACATGCCGCCTGGACCGCAGCCAATATCAATCATTGATGCAATAGAGTATTTTCTATTAATTAAGTCAAGAACCCCTCTATCGACATGGGTTCTATCTAAGTGTCCGCCTAGATGTTCAGGTAATTCATCCATAATAAATCCTATCTATGATATCGTCTCGCATTTATAATATGCTTAGGAGGTCTTCGCCACTTTCCGTTTATGTTTGCGTTTAGATATATATCGTCTTCCAATACGTTTCTACTAAATTGCTCTTTAACTTCACTTACATTCGTATCACCCTTTGTTTTATGTAGCGACAATATTTCTCTTCGAAAATTCTTGGTACCATATTTTTCTACTTCCGCCAATACATCGTCAGACGATGAGTAGTATGTTTTCCAATCACTAGATTTACTTTTGCGCCGTGTGTCAGATCGTTTTTGCTTTCGTGTGAAATAAAAATATTTTCGGCCAATATATTTCTTATTCGTTATTAGATTGGTGATAACATAGACAAAGCCAATCGAATCTCCGATATCTTTATCGGTGAATTCTATGCCGTCGAATGTCCATGGGTTGTCGTATGTCATTGATCATCTGGTTCACTGTTCTCTTCTATATAGTCGTCGCTTAACTCTTCGCCGCAGAACGCGCAGAACAATAACTTATTACTCACCGTGTCCGTACCGTAGATAACGCGATATCTAGATTCACAAAATTTACATATTATTTCTTCTTCGTATTTAATTGTCACGCCCACACTCCTTTCCAGTCTCCAAGTAGCGCGCCCTTCGCATAATCCGTCGAGCGATTTTCGAAAAACGAGGTGTGCGAGGGAGCGTTGATCATCGACTCTACCCACGGCAGAGGATTCTTTTTGATTTTGAAAATGCCCTTCATGCCCATAGATATGAGCCGTCTATCTGCGATGTATCGAATATAATGCTTTACATCATCGGCCGATAGATTTTCCATCGGGCCTATAGAGAACGCCAAGTCGATGAATTTATCTTCTAGTTCAACCATCTTCGTTGCGATAATGTATATATTTTCTTTTAACTTATCATTCCAAATTTCTCGATTCTCTTCGATGTAGACACGAAATAGCTTTATCATGGATTCGCTATGTTGTGTTTCATCGACAATCGACCAACTGATTATCTGCCCCATACCTTTCATGTGTCCGTGTCTGGGAAAATTAAGAAGCATGATGAATGAACTAAATAGTTGCATACCCTCGGTAAAGGCCGAGAATACTGCAATATGCTTGGCTGTGGATTGCAAATCACCATTCTTGTTCGATATGTTCATAACGTATTCGTGCTTCTCTCGCATTTCGCTGTATTCGAGAAATTCGTTATACGTAGATTCCGGCATACCAAGAGTTTCAATCAAATGTGAATACGCGGCCACATGTAAGGCCTCGCGAGCCGCGAAACCTAAAAGCATCATGCGTACTTCGGGCTGCGGAAAATGCGGCAGATAATTATGCACATAGCCACCGGCTACATCCAAATCACCCTGAGTGAAGAATCGAAAGATATGAGTCAGAAAAAGTTTCTGTTCCTTCGATAGGTGATTCTTCCAATCCTTGACATCATCAAGCATGGAAACTTCTGTATGAATCCAATGACTTTGTTCATGCCTCAGCCAATCATCGAAACACCAAGCATATTTAAATGGCTTATAATATGATCTTGTGTCCGTTATCCGTAGATCACGAAATTCTTTCTTATTCATTTTTCATTCCTACTCGCAAGCCAGACAGGTTTCACCCTCGACGATTTGTTTTAAATCAATCTCTTGAATAATCTCACGCTCAATGCGCTTAGATACTTTATCGGCCCGCGCAATCTTTTCGCTTCGGCAGTAATATAGTGTTTTTAGGCCTCGTTTCCAGGCCAGAAAATGAACTGCGTGTAGATACTTGATGTTGGTCGTAGGCCGAAAGAATACGTTCAAGCTTTGCGCCTGATCAATATACTCTTGTCTATCTGCCGCGTGTTCGATAAGCCATCGTTGATCGATCTCCATGGCAGTCTTGAATACGTCCTTTGTGTGATCATCAAGCATGGATAGGTGTTGAACTGATCCATCTGACGCAATGATAGAAGACCATATGTCATCATAATCCAGATTCTTATTCTTTTCACACTCGGCTATAATGATATTGTTTAGATATTTGTTTTTGTTTAGATGTGAGCCCGATAGAGTATCTTGACGATATGCATTGGCTCTATACGGTTCGATGGAGGGAGATGTGTTTCCCATGATGATAGAAGATGACGCATTTGGCGCAATTGCAGTCATGTGACAGAATCGCATGCCCGATCCAGCCGCATCAGGAGCTTCGCCGCGTTCTTCACCAAGCTCCAGATTAGCCTTGTCTAGCCCAGCCCGAATATGCTTGAATATACGCATGTTTGCGGATTTGGCCAGCGCTCCCTCCCATGCAATATTATTCTTTTGCAGATATGCATGAAAGCCCAGAGCACCTATACCAATAGACCTTTCGCGCATGGCCGAATACTTCGCGCGCTTTATTTGTTTGGGAGCATTGTCGATGAATACTTGAAGAACATTATCAAGCATCTCAGCTACATCTCGAAGAAATTTCTTATTGTTCTTCCATTCGTCATAGTATTCAATATTTACGGACGATAGACAACATACGGCTGTACGATTCTCATCTGTGGGAAGTATAATTTCGCTACAGAGATTTGACTGTTTAATTGATAGCCCTAGCTTCTTCTGATTCTTATTCATATTATCATTAGACGTATCGATAAAATGCAGATAGGGTTCGCCCGTTTGCATACGTATTTCCAGAATGCGTTGCCATAATTCCTTGGCCGATACTGTATCGACTACTGCACCGTTGTTAGGGTTCTTAAGTTCCCATTTATCTTCGGCTTTAGGATCGATCATGCAGTTTTCAATGATCCGCATAAATGCATTCGGCACATTAATGCCGTGATGCATATTCATACAGCGCATATTGGGATCGCCCGTCGGCTTACGCATCTCAAGAAACATCGCAATGTCTGGATGCGAAATATCCAGATACGCCGCATACGAACCTCGGCGGGTTCTTCCCTGACGGTATGCCAAAGACGCAGCGTCATATGTACGAAGATGAGGCATCACACCAACCGATTTGTCGTCGGCCGCTCGGATACCAATACCAATACCAATTCCACCCCCAAGCATCGAAAGCCAATTTACTTCTGACATGCATTCGACCAACCCTTCGGCCGTATCGGGCAAATAGGGAAGAAAACACGAAATAGGTAGCCCACGCTTACTACGCCCATATGATAAAATTGGCGTCGAGTACGATAACCAATGTTTCGATGAATAATCATATAGCCGCTGAGCGTGTTCAGAATTGCTACCGAAGGCCTTACTTACATACGCAAATCGCTCCTGAGGAGATACCTCATCGTCTCTCATATACGATTCTTTTAGACGTTTAATTCCCAGCGCATCAAAAAGAGAATCGCGAGTGGTATCTATAATAGGATCTGAATTCAATTTATTCTCCACGATTAATCTGGGAAATTAATGGAAATATTTTAGCAATCTCATTTGCACAATCTACTGCAATTTCTCTATGTTCTTTTTGCGTCTCGGGACCGGAACGTAATTGTATATAGTGAATAAAACTTCTCAGTGTTCCACTTATATACATGCGACTAATCGTCAGTCCCTCGGGCAATACTGCGCGCGCCTGTTCCTTTGCGATGCCTCGCGCAATCGCCCAATCATATGCTTTAGTTGCGGCGTCGATAACCATCTGTTGCTGCTCCTGCCAAATCATCTGGGTATCATGATCTACTTCATCGATACTATTTTGTCGATTTTTGGGATCCTGTAATCGGGCTTGTCTGCGAGAGAATCCTAACGACTCCTTTGGGTTTGCATATCGTTGGCTGAATTCTTGAAAGCTAAAGCTTCTATGTCTAAGAATTTGTCGCGCGATATCTCTTGTTGTAGTAATTTCACAGCAGACCGAGACCATTTCTAGTGGACTCCAATGCTTATGTTTGATAAGATACTTGATGAGCTTTTCGGATGTTTTAGTATTAATTTGATTGCTTGGGTTTGATACTCGCGCACAAAATGCGATAAGATCCTGTGCGCTATAGCGACTATCACAATCGACAATATTAGCATTCTGCGAATACGATACAAGCTTCACCGGCATTTATTCCATTCCCTCATTGCAAGTTTTAGATTAAGATGTTGGTGACTATGTGTATGCAGTGTCTGCATTAGTGCCGAGGAAGTTACTCCGTCGATAATCGATTCATTAATATCTTTATACCGCCAATTCGAAGGCCATATGACCATCTTATAGTCCTGTGCTATCATCCGATTCATGATATCAACAAGTTGTTTATTTCTTGGCTGATTATCGAATATAAGAATAATTTTATTTCTATCGAATTGCATTACAGCGCGCTTGAAGTCAGATCCGCCCGCCGCAATCGCATTATCCACAAACATGCTATCTATTGGACCCTCAGTTACATAGATCGTCCGAGATAAATCAAGAATATTTAAGCCATAGATCATAACGTCATCGGTTACACGCACCGTAACATATCGCAACTTATTATTTCCGATGGCGCGCCCAGTTACGCCGGTGATATTACCTGCCATATCACGAAATGGAATTACCATACGCTCTTCCGATATTAATCGGTTTTCATAGCTTTTATTAAGCTTCTCAAGAACCCGCATATCGTGAGCATAATACAAATCTGCCCAGCGAGAGCGTGGTATTTTACGAGATTGTAAATAACTAACAATCCTATGGTCCTCCGCAAGTAGATGTGCGGGAATCAGACCCAAATCGATCAGTATATTACTTTCGGGCGGCTCTATTTTTTGTTTATTCTCTAATACTGCCGATAGCTTATGCACGAAAGTTGAATGGTTGTTTGAATTTGAAAACTGCTCAAGCTTATATGCATTACCCAGAGATGGATCAAGATGATTCAGTAACTTGTAGAGAGAAGTGGATATATTGCAATTGTGACATTTGTATGCGATTCGATCTTTATGCACATACAAATAGCCTCGAGCTTTGTTCTTGTCTTTCTGGGAATCGCCACAAAAGACACAGCGAAAATTATATAATTTATCACTTTTCTTCTTAAATTTAGGTAGCCTATTACATATTAGGCCTACGTATTTGTGATCAATCCAGAGCATACGTCATAATATCATGACGATGACTGAATGTCAATAGATAACTATAACTTAGAAGTTAGATTTTCGAGAATAGGCAGGCGAGATATCAAAAATCCAATTACTAGAGCTCCACCAACTATGGAAAATTTCCAACGATCTATATGTGTAATCCACGTGGTTAGTTTGTCTATTTTATCTGTCATCTTATTTGTTACCACCAGCATATCGTCTTTTACTTCGTCACGAATTCGATTGAGCCTAGTGTTTAGGGCATCGTACCTATCTTCCGTTTGCCTGCGCTGTTCTTCTATTATGGTAAATATTCTACGTGTTGTGTCTTCTTGCTGAATTAATCGAGTTTCCTGAACTGCTATCATACGATTTAAGCCCATCGACACATCAGACAATTTTTCAATGGTAATGTCTATCTTATCAAACAACTCACTCATACGATCTATATCTCTCTTAAGAAGGGCAACATCGGTTTGGATATCAATGGGCATATTCATTCTCCATTATCGCCTGCTGAAGATGAGCTTTTGCTGGCTAGAACTTTTCGCCCAAGCATCTTATAAAAAACCATATTTTTCTTTTCAAGACGAATCTGTTCATTCTTTCGACGACGCAAATACAATACTCCGTCCATGGCCTGCCCGTATTTCTTTATCTTACCCTTGTCGCCAAGCTTAGGCTGCCGCTTAGACCAATGAACTATATTATCACCAGTTCCGACTACACTTGCGCCAGTCATATTTGCGGGAGCATCTTCCATGAGTTTATTATACGCGGTCATATCGATGTTGTCAATTACTTTACGAAATTCTTCTAGTAGATATTCATCATCGGTAATTAGACGCTCATCTTCTTCGCGAAGAAGAAGCAGAGCGGCCGCGTATGAAGCCAAAGTAGTTTTGCCTCCTGGCAAACCACCCAGTAGTCGTTTGAGATTAAATACTAGTCTATCGAAATATCCTAAAGCTCGTTTTTCTTCGGCTGTCTGCGCTTTGCGAAGCCTCTTACCTTCGGAGTCGATCAATCCGAGTTTATATGCGGGCGTCTGATCAAATGGTGTTACCAGTCGTTTTATGAACTGATACACCATAAAGATATCTACTACAAACCCAGACATTAAATTCTCCTAAGAAACTCTACTAATTTGATATCCATTACTATATCACTTCCGATTATGTTAGTGCCAGGACCGCCTACGTTTGTTATTTTTTCGGGCCAATATCCAAGTAATATCAAAAAAGGTTTTAGATAATGTAGATGATCCCTAAATCGAAATACCAACATTCTCGTTAAGTGCGTAGCATCAAAAACATTATATAATAATCGTAGGTGATTTAGTATCAATCGCTCATTTATCACCTTATCGTTGTCGTATCGCCTAAACATCTTATGTATGAGCTTTATGCGATTTAAGTCTTCAAGAAATTCTTTTTCTGTAGTACAGAATGGATTATCATAATGACGAGCCGCATATAACATAAAATTTTCATTCGAAACATAATTCATAATATAAACTCTACTCTACTCCATTAGGTGAACACGCTCAGAGCTACACGCTTTAGTGTCGTAGTGTTGACTGCAACATATAGATGTGTGTTGCTAAAAAATATCTGTCCAACTTTATATCCGGCGCTTAGCGCGTTATTTGAACCGGGATTCGAGCGAACAGTTATCATTACGTTATTGGCCTTAAATAAGCCAGCCGTAGTTAAATTGACATTACTTGTTATGAGTGTGTTGCTGCATAGAATTGTCGTGTTGGCTTTAACATTTACGCGGGCATTAAATACTGTATTAGATGGAATTGCCCCAAAGAAATTTCGCACTGTGATTTTTTTCGATGCCGGCGTACCGTTAGGATCATCAATGACCAGCAATAAATCTTCGCTGGTCGTTGATGTCGCGGCCGTAAGTGCAGATACCTTTTTATCGGCCATATTAAATTCTCCGAATATTAATCTGAAGTTGCGGAGCGAACAGTGAACGTACCCATATTGTTAGATACCGCACCGCTAATCACCAGATTGGCCGATTCAGCGCCATTGGTAGAAATGTTCAGGCTAACGAGATTGGATGTAAATGCACCGCCAGATGCGCTGCTGAACTGAATGGTATTCGAATTGACCTTATAAGTGCCGGCCACGCTAGGCTTGAAACTCAATACAAGAGTATTATTTGCATTGATGATATTGCCTGGAACTGTCGTAAAAGCACTGCCTGTCGCAATCACAGTATTACCCGTGACCGTGTTGGCTACTCTAACTCTCATATATCCGGCGCCGCCCTTATGACGTACGGGCTCATTAAATACGATATAAAGATTAGCTGTGGCCGTTCTTGCCAGAGCATTGCCACCGGTAGAATTGGAAGATAAATACATTTCCACAATGTCAGGGAAACCGAGATGTGCGCTATTTGCATAACCATCGGATACATCTGAGGTACCCGGATTAGCAGCCACCAGAATTTCGTCCATCTGACGACTATTTGAATTCAAGTCTGTCTTATTTTGCCGACGAACCCAACCCGCGCTGGTAGCAATTACATTACGCTTTCCTGTGCCGGAATGAAACCCTCCTCTGGGCTGTTGACCCGCAACTAAACCCGCAAGAGTATTTGCTCCACTAACAGTCTTTGTTGAATCTTTATTAAAGCTCCATAATGGCATTTGTAATTTCCTTTCGCATTTCGTCAAATTATCCGACTACTCGGCATAATATACTTGTGTATTTATACTTTATTATTTACGTTTTAATTAGATTATCGGTTGTCTTAGCGATTTCCTCCTGCGCGGAATTTTCCATCATCGCCTGCTTGGTAGCAGTGGCGTACATTACTTCCTTGGCGCGTGATCCATAGCGAGAGCGAAAGTCACTAAGTTTCTTCTTCATTCCCTTGACAATGTGCTCGCGTTTCTTCATCTCAGTATCAGACATCTTTCGCTCAGATAAATCGATATTTTCTTTAACTAATCGTCTTATTGCACGATTAACACCTTTTGTGCGATTACGCATCATACGAGTTTTAATAGCAGCGGTCTCATCGTCACCAGCTATCTTTACACTTTTTAGATTATCATAACTTTTCTTGGCACCAGAAACATAATTCTTAAGCTTATTGGGAGATAGCTCGTCAATCTGCTCAACCTCTTCATACATCTTTGGGCGAATATCGACAAATTCGGCCTTACCGCTCAATTTGAAGCCATTCTTTTTCTTCTCCATAGTCTTTGCTATAATCTTACGGCGATCCATCTTTTTAGCATCGACCTTAGCGACTGGAGCTGCCGTGGATTCTTTTTCGTCTGCCAGATCATGAATCTTTGGATTATATTGACTCTTAGGAATAACCCTTACTCCGCCTCCCGTGCCATGAGCGATCATGACCGTCGATTCTTTCTTCTTCGGCATAGCCTTCTTTTTTTGCTTAATCGATTGTCGATTCTGCTCACTCGCTTCTTGAGCCACTACTTCGCGAACCGTCTGTAGTAGAGAGTGAGTTAAATTGAAATTATTATTGGGCTTCATGATTATTGTCCTTCTTTCCGAATACCAGAAATTGCTTTCCTAATATCCTGATATGTTTTTGGAGTCTTTCCTGTATCTATCGTATTTTCTTCGTTGGGGCCCACCCAGGGCTTGCGCGCAGAAAACGAAGCTAGTATTACTTCTTCTTTTTGGCCTGGAGTAGCATTAGAATAATTTTTACGAAGCTCATCCGATCCAAATTCACCACCACCCAACGCTCTTTCCCATAAATCAGCGTCAGCTACAGCTTGAGTTTTGCCGCCAGAAAGAAAACTATTTACGCGATTGAATGCCCACTGTTCGCGGGTTAGCTTTCGCGAAGAATCGCTCCAGGCATTTATTCCGCGAGCATATACTTCTAGAATGATATCGATATCGATATTATGCTTAATAGCTTTCTCATTCAGATTCTTTAGCGCACTATCAGTTAACTGAACTTCGTCTTTGAGTTCCTTCTTAATCGTTTTTCTGACGATATCTCGGGCAGCTGCGTTTGCCTTCTCGCGAGCGTGGCGAATAGCCATAGCATCTTGCTCAGAGTCGTGTTTAGTATCCAGTGCGCTTCGCGCGGCTTCACGCATGGGATTCGTATCGCGAATTGTTGTACGTAAACGATTAAATGTTTGCGGATCCTGTGTTGATAAATCGAGTAGCCGATCTAATAGATCAGAAAGCCTACGACGCAGTTCTGGATTTGCAAGAGACTTTTCGCCGCCTCTAAGAGCAGCACGATATTTATTGATCGAATCTGCACTAACCAGGCCTAACCGCAATAGCATATCGACCTTGGGTGTAAGACGGCTATCGGTATTATCGAAAGATGCTTCTTCAACTTTCTTGTCTTCGGCAGGCTTAGGCTTAGGTTTTGCCATAGCCGCAGCAAACTTAGGAGAATGCTTGGCCATCTTAGCTATAAGCTGCGCTCTACGCATGGCGGGCGAAACAGGCGATTCCCCAACAAGCTTTCTTGTTGTCGCTTTGTCGTCAACACTCATATGTGCGCCCGGTGCCTGCTTTTGCTTTTTCATGGCTTTCAGAATTTTAAAATCCTGAGCATCAATCTTATTGTTGCGATTGACGTCGAGCTTCCCCTGGTTACCAATTAGGGCCTCTTTCATGTCAGACTTCAAACAACCGTTAGCAAAGTCAATGTCGGCGATATTGTGCGTATGTGGCTCGGCAATATCACAGTAATCACATTTACCATCCTTACCGTCCTCACTATAATACATATCTTCCTTGATGACTGACATAAATGACTTTTCGTTTTTTCCTAACTTACGCACAAATCTTTGCTTCTGAGCGCCGGAAACACCAGGCGTATTCATCATATTCCGGTACATGTCTTGCGCTTTCATTGCGTGCTGAACGCTAACAGAGGTCTTTGTCCCATCGGCCCATGTAACCTTAAATGCTGGGCCAAGGCGTTGAACCTTGCGAAGCTGATATATTATATTAAGATCGCCTGCGTCTCCTTGGTTAGCCGCTGCCGATTTTCGAGCTTCGAGAAATAGTTCCTCGAACATTCGCCTTTTCTTTATTAAGCTACTGATAGAAGATAAATGCAAGTTATCTTTATTCATATTTCCTTCAGTCTTGGGCTGAGACATAGGCGCAGAACGAGCCGAAGCAAGACGCTCCATCTCCTTTTTTCGAATCATAGGTAATAGTCGAGTAGATAGCATTGAGATTCGCGCACCTAACTTTTTACCAAAACGGCGTGCAATCTGCTGATCGACTGATATTTTCTGTGTTCTGGGTAGATCCTCATATTTCTTAGTCTTGCCTACTATTCTTTTACGAATAGACATCAACGCGGCCTTACGCGCTCTATATTTCAGTCTGTCAGCTGGTGCCATTCTCTTGGCTTTTAGTTGTCGAATCCTTGCGTATCTCTTGGCCATACGACGCATACGCATACTTAGCTTCATGCGCCGAGAGGCCGAAAATACTCCAGCCTCATCTATCTGTTCAGATTCATCAACTAGATCAGTCGATTCGTTCACATCATCTTGTGGTTCAACTGCATCCGGATCGTCGGAGTCAAGATATTCTCGACCAATCACATGTAGAAAATACGCATCGTCGGTATGCGGATCCAACTCCACGACATCAAGATCATCTAGCATCTTCTTGGCGTCAGCAACCGATAGCATAAGCTCAGAATCGCCTTCTTCATCGGCTTCGACTAGCTGCTCAAACATTTCGTCTAGGGTCATGACACTCTCCACGGATTCAGTTAATCCAGATATTACTGCTTTATACATTTTCTTCTTTATCGACAGAGGCATTTTTGACGCGGCGCCCGCAATAAATTCTTTTTCTTTTTTATCTTTAGCCAATTGTCGCATTTTACTTGCGCTCATACCAATAGCCCCTTCTGCATCTGGGTCGCGCTCGCCGGCTGATACAATGGCGATGGTATTCATCTTATACTCTTTACCATTATATTTATTTAATAATACTTCAAATTCCTTTACGCGATCCGAGCCCACAATCATCGTTACATCGGTAAACTTTTCCTTATCGAGGGATTGCATGATCTCTATGACTGTTCTGGCATTCGATTTGATAACGACATTACCAAATGCGGCCCGAGCAAATGTCATTTTCTCGGAGTATGATAGAGGATCTTTATTGCTATTTTGGGTATGAGATAGATAGATTCGCGCAATTGCACTCTGGCTTCTGGCTACAGATACGACCTTATTCACCAGAACTTCATGCCCAATAGTGATAGGGTTAAAACGTCCAAATGAAAATACAACTCTCTTAGCCATTCTGGTTTCCCTTAGGTATACAGGTAATGATATTTATAATTTTTCATATCCTCATATCAAAATAATGCTTGACATTTGCGTTTATTATGGTATAATAGAGTGTAGCTCTCTAGAGAAGGTTACATATAGAGTAGAAACAAGATAAAATAGATATGGAATAAGTAATAGAAGACTATTTACGGGTATAATTTAAATTATATAATAGCAATCCTAGTATGAAACCCAGTATTAATCCTATAATATACGCATCAATCATTTAGTCCATCCCTTAATTACATCCTTTGAGAAGTTGGCTTTACTGAATTCCAATCTATCGACTAGCTTTATTGCTCCTCCAGTAAGATGATCGATGGCCACATACCCTTCGGGAGTGGTTACCTTATAGCCGTTAGCTGTGCGAATGAATGTTCCAACGGTCGAAGCCTGATTCATCTTAGTCACAATGATATTCTTTGCGTCAACAATAGCATTATAGAAGTCATATATCTTATGCATGTCGCCCGCATTATTTGCAATTGGACCTAATGTAAGCTTGCGACGTTCGCGAACAGCAAGCTTACCCTTATCCGTCTTTCTTGCACTTTCTTCTGCGGCAAAATAATCGTTAAGATAATCCAATAATCCCGCCACATGAGCTTTCGTGTTCGTTATGGCCACACCCTCACGGATCTTTGTATTGTTATAGGTCTTAATACGCATAAGAAGTTCTTCATTGGACGAAATAGCATTCAGTATGTTTGTTGGTATTGTCCTTAGTATAACTCCGGCTTTTGACAATATGGTATTTAATTCTGTTGTTTCTTGAGCCGTCATCGTGGCTGCACCAGATACATCCTTGAATGTAGCATCGTCCATCCAAACCGATTTGATTTTGTTCATCTTGGTTATGATAGGTTTACCAAAAGAAGCTTTCATATCAGCAATCGTTTTGCCGGTATATGTCGTATGCCAGACTATACCGATTTGAGCGTCCCTAATGCGCTGAGCTAATGAGCTTGCATATGGAACAGCGTACATGATTGTATTCGGCTGAAAAGTTAAATATGTCTCGCCATCTATGGTCGTCTTCTTAAGAGTCGCCCTAACGAACATCAAATCGCCCTGATATACGCCAGAAGTTATACCAAGCTTGGCAAACTCCTTAAGCGCAATAGAAAAGTTTCTGGCTAGATCGCCCGACAAGTCGGCCTTGATATCTTTCTGTGTTTTATATAGCTTTGGTTTGACATTGAATAGGCCTTTTTTGGCCACGAAGAATTTACCGTCGCTTGGGTCGATGCCGGCAAACATGGCCGGTGCACCGTCATACTTTACTGTGGCTGTAATCTTTGTCTTTGTCTTTCCGGAAAGCATATTGCGCAGCGACGACATATATGCAAATATTTCTTGGGCACCAACAATTCCCTTATTGAAAATAAGGTCGTCGATATGCTCCATATGAAGATTCTTGTCTTTAGATTCTATAATAAAGGATTTAAAATTTAACATAGTCTGAGCCCGTATCGATGTTAGAATAAATGAAATGTGCTTTAAAACTAATCATTAGAAAGGAGAACCTTTTCTACCCTCAATTGGAGATATTACTATTCTCGTTCCGGGAACACCAGCATCAGAACGATCACCTTTATATATTGCCATCAAGACGGGCTCAAATCCACCAGCATCGACAGATTCACTATTAAAGTGAACATGATTTGCTCCTAATCTATAAAATGCACCTGATTTTTCTAATGTTATTGGGCCCTGTAATAATATACTTACATTTTGTTGACCTAGTGAACCGCCAAATTTGTTACCATATACGGAAAGCATTTTCAATTTTTCGTCTTTTATCTTTCTGTAAAGGGTCGTTGCCGGTGGCAACCCTCTCGGATGGATAATTTTTAAATCTCTAATAAATTTCTGTGTCTCCGGATGAGAAAAAACTGACGGTTCTTTTTGCTGCGATATTCCACCCCATTGTTGGAAATCTCTCGGTGTTCTACCGTCTTTATGTGATATCCACACAACCTCTTTACCATCAATATCTAGAAGATGAAAATCTGATTTTGGTGTTCCGGGTGTACTCTCCGCAATTGTAACTTTGTAGGTTTTATTACCAATTCGAATTGGTATCACAGCAGATGATTCTTTCTTTTTCGCCAAGGCAATTTGCTTCTTCAAACTTTCTAATGCAGCATCTTCCTTTGCTACACCAGATCGATCACCCTTACCACCAAACTCATTGTTTTTCTTTATATCAGATAATTTATATTCTTTACCATCACTACCTAAAAATTTCATACTATTTAGTTCAGTGGAGGACTTATTCACCTTTTTCAATATTGATATGACAGAGGTGCTAGCTCTTAAAACAATTTTTTTACCATTTGACATCTCAAATGGGCTCTTATCTGCAATCTTTTCTATTATGACATTTGCTCGATATTCACGCCCAGCCTTCATAATCTCCGCAGCAGATAAGTTGGCCATCTTATCCCTCAAACTTTTTCATATGGCATTCAATAAATTCGGGCGGGATAGGTTTCTTAAATCGAACCTCTGTGGCCATATAATATTCGAAATCTGACTTTTCTGGATTCGCAGAAGCCCATTTGATATATTCATTCTTTCTCATCATGCGGCGTTTGGCATCACCCATATTGCCGCGAAGATTAGCATCCATATGACGCTCTGCCCAATCGGCAGGTATCTTTAGCTTAAGAACAGATCGCTCGCTATGTGGTGTGCTAACAGCTTGTGTCATGGTCATACTCTTATCAGACGTTATCCGCTATAGCGGGTTATTTTTCCGTCCTCGTGAATTAAAAACGCCTCGAAGTTGGTCTTCGGAAACTCGATACGCAATTCAATAAACTTGTCCAGATTAGCCCTAGCATCATCAAACATGCGTACTATGTCATATTTATGTTTTTTCAGTTCTCTTTGAATTATCTGTTTCTTGGCTATGGCTCCAGGCTTAGCGATATTCCCTGCACGATATATGTGAGATCGGTCTATGTCAAATCCATATTTTCGAAAGGTATCAACAAATAGTTGCTTATCATCCATGTCGGCCCGCGCGGTGATAATGATAAATCGAGTATCTGGGCCAGATAGGCGCTTCATCATTTTTTTGGCCGTCGTGAACATATTTGTTATTGGCTTAGCTGTGGCCGCAAAGTGAGCGGCAGATCGAAATTCTCGAAAGTCCAGATGTTCACCAGTCTTCAATTTATATACATTAAATTCAGCCGCGTTCAATTTTTGAACTATGCGCCCACCGCGCATTACGTATACGCTCGAGGTGGTATGAAATAGAGTATCGTCTATATCGAATACTGTTAGACTTGTCGTCATGACGTATAATTTTTTAGATCAATGTGTTTATTTGATCTAAGAAATTTCCTAAGCACGGGTACTTCAGCTTCATATGCTTCTTTTTCCCACGGGTAGTTCATGTATCTTTTAAGAGTACAATTATCATTTTGTATTATGATTTGCTTATGCCAACGGGTTTTGTTCAAATCGCCGCGTTGATAATCGTATAGTTCATTACGACTATATTGCTTGACATGTACTATTTCATGTATCATGCACTTAAGCTTGTTACGTATAGACAAACTGTCGCGTATGGTAATTTGAAAATCGCGCGGCCTGATCGCATCGCCTACCCATTCACAATGAGCTAACAACGATTTATCGCTCATATCACCAAATCGTATTAGTATATCAACATTCATCTTGGATCCCAGAATATCATTCGTTATCCAATGAGCAGCCTCTCGGAAAAGACGCCGATTATCTATCTTATCGACACCTCTAATGGTAATATTAGCCATATATTCTCCAAAAAATAGAGTTATATCATAATATGTCGTAGATAGTACGTGCTATTTATTAAGCTTTAGTCTTATATTGACTTTTTGGAAGCACCGGCTCGAGGATTAAGCGGAGTCCGCCTATATCCAACGCCCCAACCGATGTGATTTATGCTCGAAATAAGAACTATTATCGTCTTTCTCTTCTCTCTGTAATTGCCGCTTCCGCATTCTCTCTTCTCGGATTCGTTGTTTCTTTGCGGCGCGCGCAAGATCATGACGAGAGCCCGACGACTCATGATCAAAGTCGTACTCGTCACCCCAACTACGCTTTCTATGCCATGTCTTAGACATATTACACCTTTAGGCTCGAAAAATCTTTACGGCCCATCTTCTTTGTTGTCCATTTCATTGTTTCTTCTTCTTTTCGCCTTTCTCCAAATGTGGTTTTGTCCATGATCGGAATATCATGTATATCTTTCTGTGCATCATCTTCTAGATCATATAGCTTCATTCGTGCTTTGTCTACACCAATCACAAACCGTCGATTAGTCGTGGGATCAGCATAACGATTTTTCAATTGTTTGACCATTATTTGATTAAGGTCTTCCAGTTCTTCAGTCGCAATCAATGCCACCATAAAGTCGGCGGTGGCCGGTAACCCGAAAGACTCAGATGTATCCTCAAGCCCAGGGTCAGATGATCCAAAGCCAGATCTAGTCGTTTGTGTTGCGCTCATGATTGGTACATTTCGTTCGACGGCTAGACCTCTTAGTTCCTCTGCAATAGACTTGATATATGTATAGCTATTTATATTTGAGCCCTGCTTTATACGCGAGGACATACAGATATTTAGATAATCGACATATATGATATCGGGAATGAATTCACGCTTTAGATTTAGCTCATTCAACAAATGGCGAAAATGCCCGACATGTGCGCTTGCGGTAGGATACTCTTTGATGATAAGCTTACCTACAGTCTTGTCACGTATACGAGATATCTTCTTTTCGTATGAGTCTCTTGGTAGAGTATTCAGCTCCGATATTAACACATTTAGTAGATTTGCATCGATACGCTCGGCAATCTTCTCTTCGGACATTTCTAGCGTAATATATAATACCTTCTTGCCTATAGTGAGATTGGCCGCGGCCATATGACACATAGCCAAAGATTTACCTACGCCAGTACCTGCCAATATAATGTTCAGAGATTTCTTGGATAATCCTCCATAGGTAATCTTATTCATAAGCTCAAGATCGAACGGTATCTTTTCCTCTACGCGATGATAGAAATCATATCGTTCTGAGTAATCGTCAAGAAAGTCATGACCAATATGCGAATCGAATGATACGGCCAACGCCGTCTTCAATATTTCGGGTAGATGTTCTTTTGTGTGCAACTTATTTCTACCATCCAGAATGGTGATGCTATCCATAATGGCATTATGGAGGGCACGATCCTGGCAGAACTTTTCTGTGCTATCACGAAGCCAGTCTACGTTTGTTTTTTCTGGCTTCTGCTTTAGTTCTATCAGAATAGAACTGGCCTGCTTATGTGTATCCTCACTTAATCCAGTCTGTTCCTCGATCTGAATATGTAAAGCCTCACATGTCGGTATGGTATTGTACTTTAGTATGAATGCATTGATCTTGTCAAATATCAATTGCTCTGGCGCGCTATTAAAGTATTCGCTCTTTAAAAAAGGAATGACCTTACGAGCATAAACATCGTCATGCATGAGATGACGAAGAATAGTTTGTTCAATACGCATTTAATAATATTAGTCCAATTTATCTGCAATGTCAAGCTTAATTAGTTCATATTCCCCGTTTACAATACGATATCGAGCATATCCTTGTGTAATAAGAATTTCCAATGCTCGCATCGCACCTTTATTCATCCAATAATTTTTTCCGAGCATAGCTCCACACATCAAAAGACCTATACCGACAATAGTAGATGTGAGTAAGTTATAAAAATCCCAATCCCATGTCATGTCTTTATCCTAATATGCTGCTCACTAGTGACTAGCATTACTCTTCGTCATTATTCATGGATTCTGAGCCAACTTCAGCCCTACCATACTTGAATTCTTGCCCAGCAAAGACATCTAGGGCGTCGAGAAATTCTTTGGTGAAATACTTATCTGGGTCTTCGAGAATTTGCTTAGCAAAAACCTTACTACCATCAGGAAGTTCGTATCGGGTTGCAACCTTCTTGATTAAATTATACTTCTCTGCTAATTCAAGTAGCCCATAATAGCGATCCAATCCCGTATCATATGATAGTCGCACATCTACCATCTTATTTTCCTTAGTGAAGCGACTTTTATACATCTTACAATGAATGATGTTGCCTACTACATCGGTACCCACGCGATCCTTTTTCTTAGATAACATTACGATTTGGGATGCTGCGTATTTTAAGCCCGATCCGCCACTAATCTCTTGCTGCGGGACATAAGCACCAATTACAGCATATGTATGATTTGTGATTAGCATGGGCGAGCGAGCCTTTGCAATTCGTAGAGATAGCGCACGAAATGTACCTCGAATAAGCTGAGCCCGAGTCATGTCGCGAGCATCTTTACCTTCTCCGATGTCTGAAATTTCTTTCTCCGTCGAAAGCATTCCCAGAGAATCTAGAACGATCATCATAGGTGGCCGCGCAGACACGTCGTTTGCGATATACTTATCTAGCGTTCGCATAACATGAGTTCGAAAGCCCTGCACCGTAGTTTGTTCTGACACAATGACGCGAGAGGTGTCGATTCCACGATCAACCATCATGGCTTTTGTGACAGCCGCTTCGGTATCGTAATATATCACACCGGCTTCGGGATTATCATCTAGGAACCGCTTTACAATACCAAGAACAAAAAATGTCTTGCCTGTTGCCGTTTCGCCTGCAATCGCAATAATCTTGTTATCCGGCACACCACCGTAGATACTACCAGAAATAGCTGCGTTTAGGATATACGAGCCAGTATCAATCGTTCCCGTAAATTCAGAAGAGTTTAGCCCATCGTCCATAATATGAGTATCGATATCACCAATATCATTAACCATATTGCGGAAGAAATTGTTTTTTGCCTTAGCCATAATAAATTACTTTCTGTATAGATATTCAGAATCCATGCACCAGCGCATGGATTGTTCACTAATCGTCATTGGATATTCCAGAGATTTATGACACTGGGCATAGCTGCTATATGGCACTATGTGCCAATCAACACTATTGCCCACATATATCATTATTATCATAACGACGGTATTCATCTCTCACTCCTAGTTTAGTATAGCGCAATTACTATTCATTGTAAAGTTGTTTTTTCCTAATTACCACGCCCACATTGTTCCATTCTTTTCCATCTGTCTCTACGGCGTTTGCGTTTTCTCTAAGCCACCTGTTATATTTAATCTTGGACATGGCCACGACTGGAATTGATCTACGTGTCGATACCATAATTAGCAATATGGCTAGAGGATCAAGCACGAGAACCAACAATATGATGATTCCTCGAATTGATCTTTCCATTAATTCAGTATCGCTTGATCCATATATCAATTCAGCGACATATCGAATAGGTCCAATTTCTCGCTGAGTATCCCGCAGCGATTGCTGTAGAGGCATCTTTTCGTCCGTAAGCTTATCGATAGTGATCTGATATTCTCTAATTCTTTCGGCTATATCCTTACGCTCACCTTCTTGTTTGCGTCTAGCCTCTAATCCTGCTACCACATATTTCTGTTCAATCAGACTGTTGATACTCGCGTCAAGCTGGAATAGTACTCGCTCAGTACGAACTATGCGCTCGCGTTCGCGGGCAATCATCTGATCTATACGTTCTAATTTCGCAACTATATTTTGTGAGCCAGATGTATGTTCAATATGAGCCCTACTTAAATATCCAAATGTGCCCATGCTCGTTATGGCCATTAGAATCACTGCGGCCGATATAAAATACGCTGTTATGAATACTGATAATGATTTCCAGTTTCGATAGAGATAGGTCACCGTAATTATTTTACCCACTTCTAACGTGGCGCCCATGATTACGATAGACCAAAACGCACCAGCAAATATAGCGGTAAGCCCTATTATAGAATACCATGCAGAGATCGCGGATATCGCTATACCTGCTGACAGTGCCAATACTCCGTCTATCTCAATTGAAGATTTGTTTTTCATTTGCCGCGAGTAATTTCAAGAACCTTCTGTAACTGTTTCTCGATGGTAGGTCCACGATTAGGCCAATAAATATAATCCTTATCTGCTGTCTTAAGAAGATTATTAAGGAGAGGTACAGTAATGGCTTCTAGCATACGAATCTTGTCGCGTAGCTCAGCTTCATTTGTATTTTCATTATCTGTTTCTTCAAGTCGATACATGAGCTTCGACAGGACATCGATCTTGCTTTTTAGATCGTCAATTTTATCTTCAAGTGCCGGAGAGCCAGGAGAAACTGCTACAGGTACTTCGACTCTAACTTCAGGCGAATCTACTCCGGAAAATCCATAATCGAAGGCCTGGTATTCTGCGGGAATTACTATTGTAGATGCAGTCATGCGAAGAAGTCCTCAACTGTGTTTCTCTTTTCTTCTGACCACTTGATTGCATTGAGAATAGTACGCATTGGGCCTAGAAAAGCCTTGTCGAATTGTGTGTCATAGTCGATATATTTATCTAGATTAAATTCTTTGGGTAACGTGGATAAAATTGAAATTACATTATCATTCATGGGATTGGGAAGAAGAAGATAGCAGAATTTAATCTTCTCTCCACTTTTGATTAACTCATATTTGCGCGTCAAGTTAAGACTCTTAATACTCTTATTGAATAATAGAGCGCCGCGAACGTGAATGGGAACAGTATCGCGAGAAGGAGATTGTCCGGGAAGTTGCCGCTGAGCTTGATCGCCGCCGCCGTCTTGTTTATATAACTCCGAATTTATTCCGCGCGGAAACGCAATGTCCTCAAATCGTAAAGTATTAAACTTCTTGCGAAATTGAATAATATATTCATGCAATGATTCTTGCGTGCCAGTCATAATGATATTTATGGCAGTCTTAATGGCTGATCTACATGATTTTGGCGTAGATGATTTCACGGCTTCGATGCCCATGATCTTTAACTTAGGCTCGTTGTAGCGCACGCCCTCGGAGTCGTATACGTTTAGAATGTATCGCTTCTTGGCTGTCCATAGTCCTCGATCCGCAATAGACTCGCGGGTCATGTTCATTTTTTGTTGGAACGAATTTGTTCGAATAGCAAGATTCTTATACAGTAAATCGATAAGCGGTTTAAACTTTTCTCTAGCCACATCATCCAGAAAGGAGACCACGCGAGCCTTTGATACAGCGCTTGGATCTTTAAAGACCTTACGTACCAGCCCACTAAAGTCGATATATAGAGAATCTGTATCCGCCGCAATAACGTAGTCATATGACTGTGTTCCTAATAGCGTATTCATATATTTATTTATGCCATTCTCGGCCCAACGAATAGCTAGCTGCCCGCCTAGAGTAATCGCCATAGCCAGTCGCAAATCGAAATATCTAAAATGTGGATTGCCGATAGCACCATAGCTACTATTCAATTGAATTTTCTTGGCCATCTGCATATTCTTATACCGAGATATGTTCTTAATTAGCTCACGCTTCTTCTTGTTATCGATCTCAGTTTCATATGCTTTCTGCGCTTCAATCATTTTAATTTTATATCGCGCACGATCTTCATATAGACGTTGCAACATTTCAGCTAAAAAGCTACGCTTCTCGTTTGAGAAATAGACGCCATTAGCCGCTAGGCTATGGCCCTCGATGATCGGTAGCTCTTTATTCTCATCTAGAAGATCATCTATACTAATATCAATATCCTTGATTGCCGTGCCCGGAGAACCAAGTCCTGATATAGTGTCAGGTCCGACATTGAACTGCATGATCAAATGAGGATATAGCGAATTCAAATCGAACGAGACAATCCAATCGTGCATACCGATCTTAGGAAACTTAACGTGGCCTCCCGTATACGCCGCGTCTTTTTTATATTCCTTGTTGGGCGGTACCGCGATATTCTTGGCCCACAAATGATTGTGAATTAGGACATCCCACATGCGTACTTGCGAAAATACATCTTCATAATTGACTTTCGCATCATATGCTAGAGTGAGTACCATATCAATCAGCTTCATCTTGTCGTCTAGCCGATCGACAATATCAACGTCATGGATATTATACTCTATGAATTTTTGAAAGTTCTTCTCATATAATTCATGTAGAGTTTCATATTCCGAATAGTCAAGCTTTTGATCACCCAACTCGATTTGCGCTATATCATCCAGACGATATGATTCTTGCTGAGTGTACGTAAATTTACGGTACATTTCGAGATAGTCGAGAGTGGCTACACCCAAAATAGAAATTGTGGTGTTTTCGCGTCCGTTTATTTTAACGACGCGACTACTAAAGGCTTTCCATGGAGATAGCTGCTCAATTGTAGACTGTTCAAATATATGCTTCATTCGATTGATAATGTATGGAATATCAAAGTACGCAATATTCCAACCAGTCACTGCGTCAGGATATCCACCTCGACTCCACTCCGCAATGAATGCCAATAGAAGTTCGCGCTCGTTCTTACAGCGAACATACTTAACATCTGCTCTATTCGTATTGAATACGCCACAACCAAATACGTAAAATATATTATTTTTTTTAAGTGTGATGGCTGTGATTTCTTGGGTCGCGGCGTCAACGGACGGAAAGCCATTGTTCGATGCGACCTCGATATCGATGTTGACTACTCGAATCAGTTCGCGATCATATCGAACTTCTCCTAAGTATTCTTCATTGAGATATGCGTATACGAAACGGGTTAACCCACATATCTCAAAGTTCGTTACGTTCTCGTATTTCTTTAAGAATTCCTTTGCGTCATATATTGATGGGAAGACCATTGGCGCAAGAGGCTTACCATGAATAGACTTCCAGGGAGAATCGGGCTTATTGTTAGAAACAAATAATGTGGGTTCGTATTTCACTTTGCGAGTGAATTGCCGACCGTTCTCATATCCACGTAACAGAATCTGACCGCGGTTCTCAATAGCACTAGTATAAAAGTTCATATTATGACTGTACTATATTATTGAGTCTTTGTAAAGATAAATTTCAAAGAGACTGATTTCCCTAAGCGGTGAATTTAGCTCCAGACACTATCAATCCAGAACCAAACGCCTTGTTGTATGCATTAATAAGTTCAACAACGGGCTTGTAGGTGAACAGAATCACATTCTCATTTATGAGTACTTCCTTTGCGTCGGCCATCGGGACACAATCAGCCAAACCCATTTTTGGCTGCCCTCCAGGATCTTGTCTCATAATGATGGCCGCGGGGTTGATAAGTTTTAGTTTACCAAACAGCGCATTCGCATTTTTTTCTGGGCGAACTTCAGCAATAATTTCTTCACTTGTAATAAGACGAATAACGATAATGTTCATACTGAAGTTCGCCATCCACTATAAAATATATATGATTTCTATCATGGATAGAAGCGTCTATGACCCTTCATATTATAGTGTATGATATTCATACGCTTTTGAAGATCGCAGTGATCGACCGAATTACTTAGATACTGATCAATATCACTAGTATTGGTTCGAGCAAAGTATTTCTTAACGCGAGAAATTACACTCAATATTAGCGGACCAATTACCCTATGAGAATTTTTCATTGTCTTATTCTGACAGAAATTCGGATTTGGTCGACTTGACTCCGGAACCATCGCCGATAGGAATCTTCTTGGGCTTCTTGTGTTCAGGCACAACGGCTTCAAGCCAAATTCGAAGCATACCGTCGGTCATTTCGGCATTTTGTACTTTGACATTATCGGCCAAATTGAATGTGCGCGTAAAGGCTCGTTCGGCGATACCTCGGTGCAGAAAACGAGATTCCTTCTCTACGTGATTGATCTTACCGACAATCTTTAGCACGCCGGCGGCAATATCGATGTCTATATCGGTGCGCGCGAATCCAGCAACAGCCAGTTCTAGTACGTATCGATTGTCTTCGATCTTGCGAATGTTATACGGAGGATAAGTTGTCGCGGTCGCGGTCTGACTTGCGGCGAGGTTTAAGCGCTTCCATACGTCATCAAATCCGATGAAAAATGGGTCGTACTTAGTAAAGTCTCCAATTAAAGTGTTCATATATTTCTCCTATTAAGCGAGTTATGATGTGAGCCCCACAATGGCAACTCATATCATACTATATAGCATTGATTTCGTAATGTCAAGTATATTTTTTTATCATTTAGATTTGAATGCAGTATGTTATCAAAACCAGATGTACCGCATTGATATAATTGGTAAAAGCTCCGCACAACTCGTTAGACATTAAATGAGTTTCCGCATCCACACCGACCCTTTTCGTTGGGATTACGAAATAGAAAACCGGACTTCATAAAATCAGTTTCGTAATCCATCTCTGTGCCGATTAGAAATATGGCCGCTTTAGAATCGATTAATATTTTAATATCGCCCACCAGAACAATCTCGTCCATGGGCTCCAGTTTTTCGGCAAATTCAAGCGTATAGCTCATGCCGTTGCATCCTCCTCCGCGCACACCTATTCGAATACCAACAGATGACTTATCCTTGTCTCTACTTTCGAAGATGGCCGCAATACGCTGAGCGGCCGCTGAAGTTACTGTCATAATCGGTCGAACCTCGCGAGGTGCTCTCGGCGAGGTAGACTGCATTCTATCACGATATATCTCTAGGCGCGCCTCTTCGCTGCGTGTAATTTCCGTAATCTTCATGATTATTTTATTTTGGACTGATAATCAGCAATAGCTGCTTTTATGGCATCTTCTGCGAGAACCGAACAATGAATCTTGACTGGCGGTAGAGAAAGATGCTTTGCTATGTCCGTATTCTTAATCGTCGCAGCTTCGTGTAGAGTCTTGCCCTTAACCCATTCAGTAATAAGTGAACTTGATGCAATCGCCGACCCGCATCCAAATGTTCGAAACTTGGCGTCCTCAATTATTCCATCTACGTCAACTTTAATTTGTAGTTTCATGACATCACCACAAGCCGGTGCGCCGACAAGGCCCGTACCAATATTCTCTTCGGTCTTGCCGAATGCGCCGACGTTGCGCGGGTTCTCGAAGTGATCTATTAACTTATCTGAATATGGCACAATATCACTTACCTATGTTTTACAGCTCTTTTAAAAGCAAAATCTGATACTTTTTGCAAGTGTTCAGGCGATTTGTGAACCATATCTGCCAATTTCTTTTTATTTTCATCATTTGCTGCATTATGCACCTGTGTAATTGCTGATGCTGTGTAGTGATCAACTTTACGAGTTTGACCATTGGCAAATTTAACTGTTTGAGCTTGTTTTCCTTGAACAATTTTATATAACTGGTCCATGACATTACTTTCTTGAATTTCAACTTGTTCTGCTTGAACGGTTGTCTTAGCGATTTGCTTGACTCCATTCCTGATAACTTCACCAAACATTTCGCGATACTTTAATGTATGCTTACTCGGTTTTGTTTTAGCAGTTGCATCTCCAGGCGCAGGTTTATATGCCGCAGGGTCACTATCGCTTTTTTTATCCATCTTTTTCCAATGTGCCGCTCTTGCTTTTGCAGTAGTAGAAGACAACCCGGTCACGTACTTCTTTGGCAGACCAGACTCTTTGTCTCTGGCAACTCTTGATAGCTTTTCCGTAACACTTTCTGATTTGGGAGCACCAAAAGTATCGCCAACTTTACCTCTATGTGTCACTCCTAAATGATGACTTCCTTTTTCTTTGTTATTTAACTCCTTCATTTTTTTCAGCATCTCTTTTTTATTGCCTTTAGCAACTATTTTTCTACTTGAAGAATGAATGGTCGCATAATGTGTCGATTTTAGAGTCGCTTCATCCAGTTCTACTTCTTCACGAAGATCCTTATCCGCACCATAATAAGTTCCCTTACCTTTGGTAATATAAGAATTCACGCGAGCCATACCCCACTGCTGCGGAGTAGTGCCGGGCCTATGCCCAGAGTTCCATGCGGCTACACCACGACGATAAACTTTACGTAATATACCAATCGGAATGCCTGACTTAGCTGATTTTGCCGCGAGACCAGCTTCTGCGGTTTCTTTTATATATTTAAGAAATGGTATCATCTCGATTCCTTCCATATCCGCCGATATTATATTTAGTATATAATTTCCATTCGTGTTTTTCTTTATGGTGAATGATACTAATCAAAGACATTGGAGCCTTGTCTGCTATCTGTGATGCATCTAACAATTCAATCAATCCCCATTCGAATAGCAAACCCGCGATGGTATTGCGCCTCTGCTTATCCTGAATTGAATAATTAGTCTCTTTGCCATCTAGGGCGAGAAGCTCCTTAAAATGAACTATGAAATATCTTTTCTGCTTGTGTAATATATGACACGATTGGTATAATTTCTTATCGGACTTACGGCCCACGCCCATTCGAGTAAGAGTCTCGCGAACTTTAAGAAAATCTTCTGGCGCCTTAAGGCGAATCTCAATCAGATCCTTTATTAGAGCTTCGTTTATCATTATTCGTACCGCCTCTTGCAAGACTATTATGAATCATAATGATATTATCCGGCGATAGTATTTTTAGGGCCATCTCGGCTTTCGATCTACTATATCCAAAATAGGTCATAACTGATTCCAGATCGAAACTTGTAGATGCTTTACTCCACTTAGCAAATCTCTTTCTTGGTCGAATAGTATTTATATAAAAATCATTTTGAGGCCGATTATCAATATGGCTACGTAAATTCATTTCATTAGCATATGTTATCGTGTCGGCGTGATATGATAAAGCGCGATTCGTCATGAACGGGACATAGCTGCTCTCGGCCAATAGGTCATTCTCTGTATTTCGCATCAAGTCTTTTTTGGAAAAGCTGATGGCATCGACATAGATAAACGGATTTATCTTACTCACTTGAACTCACAATCGACCATGATTTGCGTCATGCAGGCTGCCATATTGATTTCATGATCGACTACAAAGGCTGCCTTGTATTGATAATCTGCAAGAATCATAACTAGAT